CTTGTAGTAGTAGTCCTGTTGCAAGCGCGAGAACATCAACGGCGGTCGCGCTGGCATGCTGATTGTGCCGGTCTGCTGGAAGCCGACGGCGGGCGCGCTCGAACCGATGATGACGTAGATATCTGTCACACGGAAGATGTTGTCGGGCGAGTTCTTGCGCGTGAGGCTGATCATCTCATGCGTCGTCGCGATGTTAGGCTTCGACGGGAACGGGTAACGCGCCCGCTCCTTTCTGATCCTTGTGCTCTTTTCAAGAGGCCGCCACGGTCGGCCTGCCGTGCGCCCGCTCGAATCGAACAACCGCTGCTCGTCATCGAGCATGCGGTCGCCAATCTTTTCCAGAATTGGGCGTAGGCCCGGTGGCGTGCCCGCACGGTCACCCATCCGGCGCAGCGAGAACTCCATTGCATGGTCGCCGAAAGTGCGGAGTTTGAAGTCAAGTCCGTCAGCCATTAGAACCAGGTCTTGTAGGTGACCTTCTCCTCATCGGTTTCGGGGAAGGTGCCTTGTGCCGAGCGCGTGCCGGATGCGACGATGTCCCAGAGGCCGATGTTCGAGCCGCTGACGACGGTGCCGGTGCCAACAACATCTTCCTTGACGGAGGGCCAGGCGTCGTCCCACAACTCCTTCAGCTGCGGATATGGGCTAGTCTGCCGCTGGATCTGTTCGCTGTACTTGGTGATCTCGACTAGCATCGCCGCGTAGAGTGCCATCAGATCAGTGACGGCAGCCTGGCTCTCGGTCGGGATCGGGACGTTGGGATCAACATCGAGCAGACGCAGCACGCGCTGCTCAGCCTTCTGGATCAGATCCTCAACCTCGTCAGCTGACACAGCGGTGCCGCCTGCAACGACGCCGCCATTCTTGAAGTCCCCGAGGAAGTTGTTGTTCTTGTCTACCGTTCGGTTCTTGATGTAGAGCGCAACGTCGCGAGTGCTAGGCCGGAACGTGACGCCCGAGAACAGACGTGGTAGCGTGAACTCTTGATCGCCGGATGCATCCTGGAAGATGACTCGATACCAACCTGGTAGCGCCGTGGCGAGTTCGGTCGTGAAGCTGAGCGATGGCGGGTCAGTCGCATCAGGGTAAGTCGTGATAGCCTTCGTGTCAATTGTCGTCCAGCTACCCGGCTCGCCCGTCGCAGGATCAGCGACCGCCGCCTGTTGGATCACCGCCTGGGTCCATAGTAGCCCGTCCTGCCTCGGACTCGGCTTGTACTTCGTGAAGGTAAGAACAAACGCCATTAGTTCACGCTGCCCGTAGTCGGTTCGTGGATGATGCCAGCCTTGCCGTCGCCCTGTATCGAGCCTGCGCCAGAAGCCCTGATGCCGCCTGCCTTGCCACCGCGAGAAATGACGCCGCTGGCGGCGACTTCGATATGGCCATAGGTGTTGAGCGGGTAGATCGGCTGCGCCGCCGCGAGCGTGGCGAGGTTGCCAGTTGCATTGCCGAATCCAGAGGCAATGCCGGACACGCGCGCCGGGAACGAGATTGAGCCAGATGATCCACCAATGCCCGCCGCAATGCCGCTGATTTTCGGCTGCGTGATGAGTGCGCCGGTAGCTGCGCCGGTCGCGTTCGAGCTACCCGTCAGCTGTGGTTGAGTCTTGAGCGAGCCGGTCGTGTTGCCAGTGCCCGCCGACGCGCCGCTGAGAGCCGCTGTAGTCTTGAGAGTCCCCGTCGTAGTGCCGACGCCGCTAGTCGTGCCCGAAAGTCTGGGAGAGGCAGTGAGAGCGCCTGAGGTTGCACCCGTACCGGCAGCCGTCCCGCTGAGCACGGCAAGCCCCGGCACAGTGAGGTTGCCGGTCGTTGTACCGACACCTGCACTCGAACCGCTCAGTTGTGGTTGTGTCGATAGCGTGCCTGCCGTAGCACCTGTACCGGTACTCGAACCGGTCAGCCTTGGTGATGCCGCAAGCACACCGGTTGTTGCTCCTGTACCGGCGGCAGACCCGCTCAATAGCATCGTTACAGACAGATTGCCGGTCGTAGCACCGGTACCCGCTGCTGTACCAGAGAGGCGCGGCGATGCCGCCAAAGCACCAGTTGCCGCGCCAAGACCATCACTAGAACCGCTCAACAACATCGTTACCGATAGCGCGCCCGAAGTCGCACCAGTCCCACCAGCGGTGCCGGTAATGTCTGCCGACGACGACGGGAATGTAATGGTTCCGGTCGAATTGCCGCTACCGGCGCTCGAACCTGAAAGCTGTGGTGAAGCTTTGAGCGCACCGGTTGTGGTGCCGCTCCCTGCGGCAGAGCCGCTCAACTGTTGCTGGATCGAAGGCTGACCGGTTGCCGCGCCGATACCAGCAGCGGTGCCGCTCAGCTTCGGTTGCGCCGTGAGTGCGCCAGTCGTTGCTCCGGTGCCTGCGCTCGATCCGCTCAACTGTGGTTGTGTTTGTAGTGAACCAGAAGTAGCTCCGGTGCCCGCAGATGAGCCGCTCAGCTTCGGTTGTGTCATCAATGTAGCGGTAGTCGCGCCTGATCCTGCCGACGAACCCGTCAGCAGCGCCGGAATATTGATCGCCCCGGTAGCGGCACCGACGCCATTGGTTGTTCCGGTTAGCTGCTGGCGGATCGTCGTCTGGCCGGAGGTCGAGCCAGTTCCAGCCGAAGATCCCGAAAGTTGTGGTTGTGCAGCCAATGCGCCCGTTGATGCACCCACGCCCGCTGCCGTGCCGATGATATTGGCCGCACCCGATAGCTGGAAGAAAGCCCCCGACTGCGCGCCATTACGGCTTGTTGTCATGTTCAACGCATTATTGGTGCCGGTAGCAGGCGTTGAATTCCTAGTGACAAGAAGGTAAACGAGAGCTATTGATTGATTAGATGTTGCGCCGCCGCCTGACGTTCCCGCCCAGGCTGCCGGATAGCTAATCAAATCCATGTTCTGCCGCGAATATGTTACCCCGGCGTTAGATGTCACCCCGGCAAAACCAACTGCATTGATTACGAACTGATTAGCAGGTTGACCGGCGTTGCTCTGCGAAGCAAGCGTCAGCGAACCGGCTGACCCGGTCGTGCCGTTATATACTGCCACAGACGTTAGCGGCACACCCCTAAAGACCTTCGCTATACCAGCACGCTTGGAAGTCGATGCGTGCGTCACCGTGATGCCCGTCAACGTACCAGCTGTGGTTACTTCGGCGCGCATCAAGAACACCATGCCGGAACCGGATTCACTAATGCCCGCGCCGCTGATTATCGACGATGAACCGAGGACACATGTACCACCAGTCTTGGCGAACGTTGGCGAGCCGGTAATGATGTTCTGCGCGAACGCGACGAAAACGGTATCGCCAACCGCTAGTGTGGCAGTTGCGCCAGTAAGCGCCAGCGTCGTACCAGTTGTTGTGTTGTTACCAGAATACCCGGCATCGCGCCCTTCACCTGGGTTCGCCCTATTGCTGCCGTTTGATACAGGGCGGGCCGTCGCGTTCGGGTCGATCTTGAAGACGGCGATTGCCGCCGCCCAATTCTGCGCCGACTCAGACGATGTTGCACTCGCGGTTTTTGTCGATCCCGACGCGAATGTTGAACGCAGATTACAACACAAAACCCCGGCAGCGCCACCGGCCACAGACACGTAGTCTTCATCTGAAACGTTACCGACTGGCAAGACGGAGGCATTACCCTTGGCGAAGATCGCAAACGCGAACTCATCATCGGCCGTAGTGTTCGCGCTCGTTGCCACCGACATGGCGTTCGAGCCGGTGCTATTGTTCGTCGTGCCGGTTACATCGACTGTGCCATCAAGACCGTCCTGACTAATCGCTCTGATTACCGCGCCATTTGGCGACGTTGCGGCGCACGTCAACGTCCATGTATCGACACCAGCAACGAGTCCCGTTGTAAGTTTTGAATACCAAATCGACACAGCCTGGTTGCTGATCGGGAACTTCTGGTAGCAAGCACAGGTGTATGTATTACCCTTGCTGTCGGTAACGCTGGTTGGCTGCGCCCCGCCCTGTTCTTCTATTCCCACAATCACGGTCCAGCCAGCTTCGACCTCAGCCGTGAGGTCGGCAGCCGCCGTGCTCAACGTCGTCAAAGATGACTGCGACGCCGCGCCGACGGATACAAAAGCAACAGGGAGTGTCTTAGGCACTCAAATCACCAATGGTAGCTAGTTGATGATCCCTAGTCGGCGGTCGTCGTGTAGGCGGCGGCGGCGAACTGGGCCGGTGTCTGCGTGGTGCTGACGGTTGTGCTAGTGCAGGTTCCGTACTTGCGCAGGTCGCCGGTTGTGCCGTTAGTCTCCTTGTTGGCGAATCCGAGGATCGCGCTTGAGCCGCCGGTGCAGGCGGCGAACGTGATCGCGTTGGCGTTGGCAGCGGAGCCGGAAGCGGCGGCGTTCATATCGGCAGCCGCAACGGACTTGTCGGCATAGCCGGTGTAGGTCGGCTTGTGCGAGCCGTCCTGCGAAGTCGTCGGTGTGTCGGTGTCTGTGAAGGCGAGGATCGTCAGCGCCATGAACCAGGGGGCGACGAGCGCGGGCAGCGCGGTCTTTTGGTTCTCATGGTCGAGGATGCGGTTCTCGTAGACATCGGTCCAGCCAGCGCCGGTGCCGTCGCCGCCAGCAGGCGAGGTCGGGCGTGTACCGTTGACGCGCTCACACTCGTCAGCGATCAGGTTGAACCAGGTCGTGAACTCGTCCAACAGAAGCGCATCCGCGAGCGGCTCGTCCCAATCAGGGTCACCCTGCGCGGCTTCGATGCTGGTGTTCTGGTGGGTGCGCGCCCATTCTGCATCGACAATCGCCTGGATCCGGTCGGTGCTGAGCATGCCGGTCGGTCCGACTGGCTCCTTCAGCTTCTGGATACCCTCGGCGGTGATGATGTAGTGCGGGCCAGGCAGGCGCCAGGCACGATGTGGCACCAACAGACGATCCTCGAACAGCTTGGCAGATTCGTCGGTCCAGTCGTAGACGCCCTTAGCACGCTGCGCAGCGGCGGCGATCTTGCCAGGGTTGTTGCTCTGGTCATCGACCTCAACAACCCAGCCCTTGCCGAGTGCGTTGTCGAGTAGCGCCTGGATATCATCCGGATGCGCCATGAAGTTCTGCACTTCGAACTCGCCCGCGTCGTTCGGCACATTTACGACGGTGTGCTCGTCACGACGAAGTTCATCCGAAATGTGGTACAGGTTGCGAGGCTGACCGAAGTTCCCGATGAACCGCCGCTCCAGGTCGGAGAGCGGTGCATCAATTGTTGCGGAAAGTTGCGAGTCCATTTTGTCTCCTGTTACAAAAAGGTGGGCCGGACGGGGATTTCGGAGCTAGGTTGTCCGACCCACCTTATTGTTGGTTCTTAGGCCTGAGCCATGACGTGCATCAGACCATCGACGACACCCTTGCGAGCGTCACCGTCCTGGGCGCGCGACTCCGCTTCGAGCAGACGCTGGGCCAACTCCGGGTCGCCATTGCTGGCGGCCACCACGTCGCCCACCGTCGGCTTCTCGTCGCGAATCCACACCTCCAGTTCCTCATCGGTCTTGCTGGCGAAGCCCTCTTCTTGGAGGCGAGCCTCCTCATCGAGCTTCTTGGTCGTGTCCTTGTCGACCTCCACGATGCACTTGTGGTTGAGCAAGCGCACGTAGTCATCGTCCAGGAAGTCCACGACTTGGCCGAGGCGGTATTCCTCCTCAGCAACCTTGGGGTCAAGGTCAGGCTCGCGTTCGAGCCGAACCAGCGGCTGGTTGTCAGCCCAGCCAGGTCCGTAGGCGGTGTCGTGGATGATCATCTCACCCCCGAGAGCGTCCTTCACCACCTTTTTGTATGGAACCTCACGGATACGAACTCTGCCCTTGGGCATGCTGCTCCTTTCTTACTACGGACGCAGAGCGGTGAACTTCAGCGCCGCCCAGCGGTTGTCAACGAACATCAGCGGGCGGACGCTCGACTGGACCCATGTGCGCTCGCGACCCGGCTCGCGCCAAGTCTCGGTGCCCAGGGGCTTCTCCAGACGCATCTGACCGACCTGGCCCTGCGCCACGACGTACGCTGACTTGGCAGTCATGCGGTTCGTGACGTAGATTTCCAGATCGAGCGTGTTGAGAAGCTCCTGGAGGCCATCGCCGCCATACAGCTGGAGCAGGAAGGTGTAGTCCGTGGGGTTGATGATCCACAGGTTGTACACCATGCCCATTTCGTCGGTTTCGGCAATCTCCGCCGCCTTGGCGAAGTCAGCCGCAGGCCAGCCAGCCGGTGCCGTGGGCGAGGCACCGTAGGGCGTGACAGCCTGCCAGTTACCGACCGAAGCGACGACGCGAGCGGGGTACGCCGTGAACATCGCTTCGAGGGTCTGGATCGCACGCGCGTTGATCTTGCGCACGATGGTGTTGCCCAGCTGACGCAGCTGGTTGGTGAACTGAACCGAGTCGTTGCGGGTCCGGGCCTCATCTGAGATCCAGACCTTGCCGCCCCACTTCTCGACCTCAGCCACGCCGGGAGCGCGCCGAGCGGAAGTGATGATCGGGAACTCGGCACCCGGCGCGACACGCTCGACATCACGTGACGTGTAGAGGTCGTTAGCCTCCACCGAGTCGTAGATCACGGCGCCACCAGTGACGCCACCGCCGGATGCGAAGATCCGGTCAGCGACGAACTTCTGGAGCGTCATGTCCATCAGCATCCGCGTGATCCGCGTCGGCTGGTTCAGCATCGTATCGACCGTGATGGTCGTCGTGCTGACGGTCGGTGCGGACAGAGGGTGCGGACCCACAGGGTAGGTCTGCGCCTCCACGTCCTCGCCGGACCCGATGTACAGGCCCTGGAGAACCGGCAGCTGGGGATCGAAGAACACACGCGGGCGCTCCTGATCGAACTGCCGCTCCATGGTTTCGAGCACCACGGAGGCTTCGATCATCGTTGCGGTCATTTCATTCCTCCTGTCTAGGTGCTCGCCAGGGTGGACAGACCGAGTGCCACCTGGCAGTACTGGCCAGCGGCGGTCGTCGCGCTGAGCGCGATCCCCGCTGCGACCTTGCCAGCGCCAGCGACGAAAGTCGCCGCGCGACCATCGGTACCGGTCTGGACCTGCGCGCCGATGGCGATGGCAGCCGAGCACTCGACCGGCACCACCTTCGTGGCACGCAGGATGTCAACCTTGCGTCCGTTGGCGGCGTCGTGCGCCGCGACTCCGAACACCGGGCTGCCAGCCGACGCAATCGTCTGAGACACGATCAGGTTGCCGTCGCCGGTGTCAGAGATACCGGCAGGGCCACCAGCGTTGCGCGCGGCGGGGACTCCGACGAAACGACCGCCGGTGATGGCACCTGATGCCTCACAGGTGATATCGGCGCCAGCGTCGTATGATGCAACAACTTCGGGCATGGTCGCTCCTTTCTAGTCCTTCGTGACGCGGTTGCGTCGAGGGGCAGGCCCGCCAGATGAGGCTGCGGCGACCTCGCCGTGAGTCAGCCATTCCGTCGGGTACGCCGAAGTGTCGTCGGCGTCGTCCTGCGTGGCATTGACGCCACGCTCTTCCAGCGGGATCGTGTTCGGCGTGAGCCGAGCGAGCAGCCGCGTGGTGCCCTCAGGATCGCTGTCATAGCGGTCGCTGTAGTGCTGCGCACGCCCTGGGCTGATCTTGCCGTCGTGGACGGCCTCTGCGATCAGCTCATTGCGGTCGCGCTCGCGGTTGGCTGCTTCGATCTGACCGGCGATCCGGTCACGCTGCTGAAGGCGTCGGTAGCTGAGAGCGTCGACAACGACCACGTCCTGGTCGTCCAGGTCGTCGATACCGGCCTCGGCGTCATCGCTGCCGCCTTCGCCGCCACCGTCGCCAGTGTCGCCACCGTCGCCGCCGTCGCCGCCGCCGTCACCGGGGGCAGGCTCAGGGGTCTCAGCAATCCACGCTGCGAGGCGAGCCTGAAGATCATCTTCAGAGGCATCCGCTGACAGCCCGAGCCGGGCAGCCACGATCTGACGCTCGCCCTCTTCAAAACGGAGTTCCATTAGGCTCCAATCTTGATTGTTAGGGTTTGCTCCTTCTTGGAGGGAAGGAGGTTCACTACTAGGCTGTCTTGGACAGCCGCAGGGCGGCTATCCGCCCGATTGTTGAACCGGGCGATGTGGGTACGCCCTTCGTTGACGGGATCTTCTAGCTCGATACCTCCATGTGATGCGTTGACGTACTTGATCTTGACCTGCTTCGCTTCACCGAACTCTGCCGTGTCATCCTTGACTTCGAACGGAACGCGCCAAAGCCCGCCCTGATCATCGTCGCAGATCAGCTCATTCGGTTCGAGGTAGATGGATCGGATCCACCACATCGATTTTGTCGGATCGCTCCGATTGCCGTCATACCAGGAACGGCGAAGATCCTCGACCGTCACCTGACCAGCGATGGCTCGCTGATTGACTTCAGTAACTGCTGCCACTGGTTGTCCTTCCGTCGCCTCGGTGACGATCACTCCTTCGGGACCGGCCTCGGTGTAGAGACTGGCGATGTCTTCAAGACTGGTCACGCCAGGCCACTTGACACCTAGCAGCGCGAGTTCCGAAATGACCAAGCGCCACTTTTTGCCGGTTGGGGTTTTGAAATTGAACTTGCCTTCGATGCTACGCCCCGGGAAAGCTGATGCGAAGATGTTGTCTAGCCAAACAGGGATGCCCTCAAGATCGCCGATGATTACGTGCCCGTCATGCTCCAGGTGCATGTTGGTGACTTTGCCGACGGCAGGCTCTCCGCTGGGGATGCCATTAGTGCGATCGCCATGGATGCGCACGTCGTCAGTGTGACCAAGCCAGATCCTGGGCTTCGGTACACAAGGGTCATCTTGAGCGGCCACGGCATCGGCTAGATCCTCCAAGGTGAACGTCGTCGGACCAGTTGCGAGCGGGTACTCGATGCCGGTGCCGATGATCGGGACATTTGCCCTGGTCGTCAAAATCGGCTTCGCGCTTTGCAGCGCCTGGATTGCGCTCGCGACCGGATCGGAGCAGATGTCGATTTTTACTTGGCGCACAACGTCAGCAATTGGTGTCATGGCTACTGGACTGCGGTGATCTGGGTTGTTTGTTCTGCGCCGGGTCGAGCGCCGGTTGCGGATCTTGCAGCGTTCCACCATTGAAGGGCACACTCCTGGTGAAAATCGAATGTGTCCTGAGGCTGCTGGCTAGCGTCCCAGTTATCAACGTGGACGCGAGCCTTGATGCCACCTGTGTCGGCATCAATTTCCTGATGGCAGAAGTTGCAGACCAACATTACGCGCTCGATGCCATCGGGCTGCGCGTGTTGGGCAGCGGTCGGCCACAGGTCGGGCAGTTGGGGCTGGGCGCATCCTGCACGCGCTTGACGCCCTTGGCGTTGTCCAGGATGGCTTGGCTGATCTGCGCATCGGACGAGCCGCCGCTGATACCAAGGTGCTTGGTCAGGTCGGCCTTCTCGCCTGCGGTGAATGTTGTTGAAGCCACTAGTTCTTGCCTTTCTTGCACGCGGGCATGTCAGGGTAGCGCCGACAAACGGCGCGGCGAACCGTTTCATACTCGGGCTTGCCCGAAGCACGGCTCAGAGCGTTCGCTGCGTGTTTCCGATCATGGATCGGATAACGCTTGTCCTTGGGGAAGACAAATGCGCTACTCGGCAGCGACTTACGCTTCTTGGCCGTCAAGACGGCAGCCAAGATTTTGCCGGTCGGGATGACCAGCCTATCGGACAATTTTTACCTCCACTCGCATCGGCGTGTTGGTTTCAAGTGACGCCCCGACTGGCTGTTCACCACCAGGAGCAGGCGGTTGGCTACGTTGGCCAGCGTTGGCTCGGGGCGCTTCAGGCGCGGCCACGACGCCCGAAGTCTGAGTTGCGTTGATCGGAACCGAGATCATTGAGCGGCCATTAGTAATCTCAGGCTCAGGAAAACCGGGGATCTGTGCCCGGATATCCTCGGGAACATCGAGTTGGTTGGTGCGGATGAGGTGTTCGAGCATCGCCGTCGTCCGGTTGTTGTATGTGCCGGTGTCGGGAACGGTGCTACTGTTGGTCTTGTTGCTAGGAGCACCGGGGACGACGGCTCCACCAGGGTGGTCCTTTGTGCTGAAACGCGGGTCGGTGTTCTGAGCCGTCTGCGCCGACGGATCGACCTGGTTCTCATTCCAGTGCCAGCAGAGCAACGGCGCGTATTCGGCGGTGGGGTTGTTCCACTCGATGTCGTCCTCGATCACATGCTCGTTGAAGATCTGTGTGAACCAGCTAGCGATGTACTCAATCGAGAGCTTGTGGTAGTCCACGAACGTCTGGCCAAGCGCGCGGCTACCGCTCGTGGTTTGGCCAAGCTGCATGAACATTTCGAAGAAGGCACGCGACATTTCCTCGTTCATGAGCTTGATAAAGCCGACTGTGTCGGGCTGGCTGCCCTCGACGCCGATCAGCCGCACCTTTGAGCCATACGGCACCGCGCCGCCGGTACGCTCGCCCGCCGTGAAGCGTTCCATAAGCTGGTTGAGCACACCAAGCTCTGTGGGGCTGGCACCGGGCGGTCCCTCGGCAATCGGCGTACCAACGCCTGCTCGCTGGATGTTCATGACGCCGACGCGCATCGCGCGATCCTTCAACAGCCAGGGTGCGAAACAGCCGCGTAGGATCGAACGACCAAACCAGTTTGCGCCGCGCCGCATGAACGGGTACACGACGAGCCGCTCAATCGGGATTTCCTTTGCGTCGCTATGGTTCTGCTTGATGAAGTCGATCCCGCCGTCCGGCAGCACGGTGATCTGGTCGATAGTGTGCAGCGGACGCTCAGCGAGCTTGCGGTAATGGAACTTGCCATCCTTGCCGATGAAGCCATTTTGCTCGAAGATCGTGACGCCATCGGGCACCGCGTCGAGCGCCAGTTCGACATGCTCGCCGAACTTGAAGCGGTTATGCGTGCGCCGTTGCTTTGGCGGCTTGCCGGTCGGATCGGGCTTGCCAATCGGTAGGTTGAGGTCGGCGGCGATCCGTTGCAGATCGGCGTCATCCGAGCCATTCGGCTCCAGGTAGAACATCATCCGGTAGATCGGCCAGAGCGTGCCGGTGATCAGGCCCTGGACCTGTGCGTCGGCGCGCATTGCCTGCACGGTGTTGATGCGCTGCGGGAACTGCCATTTCTGGTTGAGTTCGAGCAGATCCTCCGAAAACAGATCATTCCACGTGGCAAGGTAGCCGGGATTGGCAAGAACTGAGCCAAGCTCGTTAGTCGGCGGCTTGCCGCTGCCGTTTTGATCTGATCGGTAGTCGGTTGTTGTAGCGGCCATGGTGTTAGATGGTTGGAAGCTGGGTCCGGACACCCTTATCCTCAGCTGCCAGCCTAGTCCTCGTCAGGAATGATCTGGATCGTGACTGACTTCCCGAGGGGAAGCTGCTCCACGGCCAGAATGTTCTTGACTGTCATCTGGAACGAGCCTGCCGGTGTGGCTTCGGCCCACTCCTTGTTGCGCCCGTCGGAGTAATCCGGCGTCATCAGCACGTTATGTGCCCATGGCTTGTCCGAATCGCCCTGCGGATCGCAGCGAGTGACTTTGAACTTGGCGGTAACCATCATTTCACCTCCCTTCTACCTATTGAAGTGCTCCACCGGCAATCGGACCAGTGGCCATTCCTCGATTTTGGTCCGTATAGGCGAGATTTTGCTCAGTCGGCGTCAGGTCTAGCTCTGGAAACATGATCTCGCCGTGCTTCCAGCAACGCCGTGTGTCGGGCACCAGCTTCTTGTACCACTCCGAGCGGAAAAACCATCCCCGGTCGGCAGCCATCTGGGCCGTGGCCTGATAATGGCTGCCGAAGCTCTCGCCACGATTCGTCGGGACGAAATGAGGGTCTTCACGCGGGGAATTGGGTCCGGAGACTGGCATTTTGGCTAAATTTGGCGGATTTTGGCCATTTTTGGGCTAATTTTGCCCATTTTCGGCCGAATTTTCGCCATTTTCGGCTTGATTTTGCTCATTTTCATCGAATTCGCGCTCTACCGGCGGCGGCGCGAGGTCAACGATGGAAATGGCGACTCCCGACGGCACGCCGGTCCCAGCCACGCCGAAATGGCCGCTGATCGTTGCATCGACGGCTCCCTTGAACTTGAGTTCAGTCACGAGCGTCTTGACGGCGGCGGCGGCAGCGTGCGCCTGCTGTTTGCCGTCATCGTCAAAAGTATCGCCAACGGCGGCGAAATACTTGTCAGACGCCTCGTTGAGCAGCTTCTCAAGCTCCTTCGGGTCGTCTGCCGACGCTGAGATTGTGCCCCAGCTCATGAAATGGTCGGCTTTCGAGGCGGCCAAGCGCCTGATCCTGGCTTGGGCGCGCCGGTGCGACCGCCCTTGCCCCATCGTCCGCCACGGTTCCTAGACGTCATCTTGCACTCCGTCGTCGTCGGGATCGTCAATTTCGTTGTCGTCCGGCGCGTTGCCGTCGTCCTCGCCGCTGTCCTCGTCCGGATCGCCAACTTCATCGACCGGATCGAGTTCGCGGCTGGTGATGCCCTCCGTCGCGGCGTCAGACTCGCGCTCCTTCTCGGCGTCGAGGTTGAAGCCCTCCGGTGGTGTCTGCTCTTGGTCTGTCATGTCTGCTCCTAGTGGCCAATCGGGTTCTTGAGGTAGAAGTCGGGGCGACCCGGCGTGAGCGAGTCAATCGGCGGGCTGCCATGCCCGACGAACTCGTGACCGGCTCCACCGGCTGCCCCGAGATAGACCTCAACGTGGTGCGGCGCGCTGCGCGGTCCGTACATGCCGAAGTCGCCCGGCATCGGGTGGTCGGCTGTGTCCAGGTGCTGCGCCATGACGAAAGTGCTGACCCAGAGCGGCCCGTTGGGGCCAAGGTCGGGCAGCTTCGAGTCATGTTGCACCGAACTGGCGAACTGCGAACAGTCCGAACGGAAATTGTTGGGACTCGGCTTGAGGTAGATCAGGTTGGCGATGCCACCGGCCAGGTAGTGATACGCGCCCGGTGCGCTGCGGTAGTTGGCTGCTGCCTGCAAGCAATGCTTCACTACAAGCAGGCGTCCGCTGCTAGCAGCATGCGCAGCCTTGTTGCGGTCGCGGCGCAGCTTGCGCAGATGGCTCAGACGCCGCTTGCCGCGCTTGATCTGTTCCGGCGTGCGCTTGCCCGGATTGCGAATCATCCGGAACACGCCGACCGGGATCACGTCGTTCTTGGTGATGCCGTTGTAGGTGTCCGGCAGCGCACCGAGGATCCATGCTGCCTTACGCGCGCCGTTCAACGTCCGGTCGCCAACGTGGCCGTCCGTCTTGACGTTGTAGCCGCTCAGTCCACGTGCGTTGAGACGCGCGTTGATCGAGTGCTGGAGCGAATTTACGACCGCGCCACGGTCGCCCTTCTTGAGTGCTTTAGCCTTCACTTTCTGCTCCTGTGAGGTTGTCCAGCGGTTCCGGAACCGGCCCAGGACCATGCTCCGCGAGTGCCCGTAGCCGAGCCTCGTCTGTCAGGGTGATGGTTTCCTCAGGCAGAGTCTCCAACGCGATCCGCGCGAGGAACTGGATGTCGGTTTCCGGCATGATCTACGCCGCCTTGTCCTGGCGGTTAGTGCCCGCGCCGAGGGCCGTGTTGACCTGGCCCGGCTTCCAGACGCCGTGGTGTGCGATGACGGCTGCGATGACTGCGGTCACGACGAAGTTGAGAGTCCGCGAGTCGAAGCCGACCGAGCCTTTGTCGATCAGTTCAGTGAGCGCACCGGCAATCGTTGTGACGATCAGCATGACGGTTGTCTTGACGGGTTCGGTGAGCCAGGGACCGACGTGGTTCAGAACATAGACCACGACCGGGACGAGGAAGCCGACGCCGAACGCCCAGAGGTTGGGCTTGATCACCTGCCCTGGTGTGCTCTGGCTGGTTGCCGCAAGGCTGGGTGCCGCGTCGAGCAGGAACACGACGATGCCGAGGGCAAGCGCCTTGATCCAGTTGTTGATTTGAAGCGTCACTTGTTGCTCCTTACTGCGGCCCGAAAGGTCGCTGGGTACCGGTTTGCTTGGGCTTGTGGAAGGCCCGACCGTTGCCCTTGCGGGTACGGTCGGTGCCAGATGGTGCAGGCGTGAAGCTAGTGCCATGCACGCGCGGCTGCGGAGAGACTGTCTTGTCGCCCGCTGTGTTCTGTCGTTTGGTGACGAGGAAACCCATCTAGCTCACCCTTGCGCCCTTGCGCGGACCAGGAACGCTAGGCAGCGTGTCGTCGGGACCGCCGATGACATGCGCGCCCGCCTGATGCGTCTTGTAGCGCGTCAGCGTTCCCGCTGTGAGGTCCGATGTGATGTCCAGTGGAGCAGCGCCAACTGTGCGCCAGCGTGCGGTTGCGATGTCGATGTTGACGTCAATGGTTGCACCACCACGAGTGGTGCTGACCTTGAAGTCGTTGGCCGTGAGACCGGCTGCGATGACGTAGTAGATGACGCCGACCAGCGGAGCAGTCGGAGTACCCGAGCCACCAGTCTGGAGTCGCTCAAAGCCGATAGGCGTACCAGCCACCAGACCGTGATTCGCAGTAGTGAATAGGTCAGTTGCAGCAACAACCGACGCATCCTGCGGCGAGCCGAAAATGTTTGGCGGCGTTGCGCTGACTGTGAACGTATTGGCATCAATCACCTGACTGACGTAGTAGTTCTGGCCCGCGACGATGCCAGCGCCACCTGTCAGCGCAGTTGCCTTGACGCGGTCCCCAACCGCGAAGCCATGACCGGCGAGCGTCCAAATATCGGTCGCTGCGGCGGCTGTGACAGCACGGCCCGCTTCCTGGACGCTCTCGCCAACAGCGCGAACCTTCGGCGTCGGTCGGCTGTCGCCACCAGGGGCGAACGCCGGGACGCCTGACTGGAGGCGTTCCGAGTGGTCCAGCTGATTCGCCCGCGCCTGGCCATAATGGCCGGACTTCGGGCCTGCACGGTTAGCCATTCTTACTCCTAGAATTGAAGGTCACTGAGATCGGCTACGAGGTCGTTGGGTTCGTTGTGCTTTGGAAGGTAGTCGGATGCGTCGATGGGTTGGTCGGACTGGTGCTGGGTCGTTACCGGCGCGGCGCGACCCATTGCGGCAGCTTTTTCTTCGACCGTCATGTTCGAGTCGATGAAAGACTGCATGCTGGCCTGCATTTGGAGGCTCATCACGAAAGCGTCGGCGCGGTCGGGGCTGCGGCCAAGACGCGCGGCGATGTCCTCTTTCGGCTCGATCTGGATTTGGCCGGTGCTCGTGTGCTTGTACTTATGCTCCATCAACTCGGCCTGAAGATCCTCGTCCTCCTCATCGATGTCGACAAGGCCGAGTTCGATCATCTCACGAGCTTCCCAGAAGGCTTCGCTGCGCCGGTTCTTGTACTTGCCGGGGTTGAAGGCTTTTTCGCCGCCGTTGAACGGAATTACTTGGTAGCCAAGCTCCTTGAGGCGGTCATACGGCCCGGAACCGACGCCGACGATGTCAACGTTGGTGACGGGCGCGAGGTCGATGCGCTCGGCCCAGATGCGACGGAACTCACCGACGGTTGCCATCGTGTCGAGCTTCGCCCACTTGTGCTGCAACCGGACGTAGCCATTGCGGTTGAGATAGACGACGCACTCATCAGGGCCAAGTCGCGCTACGTCGAAGCCGCCGCGACCCTTGACGCTGACCGCATGGCTAGAGCGGTCGTTGAGTTTGGCGATTTCGATGTGCTGCGGCGTGAAAACTACATCATCGGCGGTTTCGGGGAACTCCGCGTCCACCTTGGCCTTGTACAGCGGGCTGTTCTTGCCCCAACGCTTGACGCGCTCCTCAACCCACTGCTTGGAAACGAGTTGCTCGGCAAGCCGCTGACTGATGCGCTCGCCGGTAAAGGCCGGTGTGTCGCTGGCCGCGATCTTGATCTGGTTGAATCCGGAACCGGGCGTGAAGCACTTGCGGAACCAGCTTACCGGATTGTCGGGGTTCCCGATGACCAGTAGCCGACCATTTTCGTTCGTGATGAGGTTTTCACAGGCGGTCGCGAGCCAGCCAGGGATGCCGGACCCCTCGTCAAGAATGACGAGCAGATTCTGAGCATGGATGCCCTGGAACGCTGCCGCTGCTTCATTCTCATCAAGGTAGTCGGCGGGCTTGCGTCCAAACGCGACGACTTCGCCGTTGATCTTCCACTCTGGTACCTGGCCCTGGCTGATGTTACCGGGCACGTCATTGTTGGGTGCCTTCTTCTTTGCGCGCCGGATCTCACGCCAGAGGATCGTCCTTACCTGATGGGAAGTTGGGGCAGAAGTTACTACAAAGGGATCAGCCTTGGTGGCGATCCACCATACGGCAAGTCTGGACGCCGTAAAGCTCTTGCCAGGGCCGTGACATGAGCGGACGGCGGTGTAGCGGTTCTTTGTTACAGAGTCGAGGATCTCGCGCTGCTTGCTCCACAACTCTTCATGCATTTCCTTCGTGATGTAGCCAGCGGCGTCGTTCTCGTAGGGATTCGGCGGCGGGTTCCACATCTGGTCGATGCGGCGCAGGTCACCGACCAAATTGTCGCTAGCTAGCAGGCCGACGGTCATGCGGCCGAGTCCTGGATGTCGTCGGGGTCGAGGATCTCAACTTCGGCGCCATTTATCAGGATTTCGGCCATCGCCTCGGCCTTGACCACGTCGATGACGGGCGCGTGCTCCGAATCCATCAGATTCTTCATCAGCAGACCGGGCACGCGCTTGATCGTGTCGTAGTCGATGCCGAGTTCCTCCAATGTCGTCTGGAGCGTGTAGGCGAGTAGTGCGGTCCGTGTCTCACTAAGGCGGATGTGGCGCTCCGCTAGCTTGTACTGGATCGCATAGGTCGCGTACTGGCTCATCTGCTGGCGCAGTCTTACGGCCTCGGGGTACAGCTCATGCTCGAAGAACTCATCGAGCCGGTCGGGGTCATCCGCCAGTTCCGCGTGGATCTGTTGGCGGATCAACATATAGTCGGTCGTGACGTCGTCAATCGCCCGTTGGAGAGCGTCGGTCGGGTCGATATTGAGTTCTACGACGCCATTGGAGACCAGCTGTGCGCGCAACCGCTTGATGGTGTTGGCGCGGTGCTCCTCATCTTGCTCCCGGTAGCCGTCGATGTCCTCACGCATCGCCAGAGCATGTAGCTGCTCCTTCATGCGTCGAGTCTTGGGCTGTCCGGCCATGCATATAGCCTACCGACTCAAATGCGGTGCAACGGCCTGTGCACATGCGCGCCCGCGTATGCATATATGCATGCATAGAGGGGGTGAGTTACCCGCGAGGGTTTTCTCAGCGTGAGAGCGCTGTTCTCAACGCTTTGTTGCGCAAGAGGTAGCGGCGCGCTTCGCGACCGATGTAGCGGGTGTACGGCGGTGGGATCGCGTTGCGTAGCTCGCGCCCGCTCATCCATGGAATCTGCATGTCACGCTGTGCTTGTTCGGCACCGCCGAAACGACCTGTAGGACTCGACCATTCGCCCGGTTCAGGAGCGCGACCGCGCCGCGCAGCCTTGAAGATGTGCTCGGGGTGCTGCGGTTGGCGAACGGGGAAGTTGGTCTCAAAGAAACGGTGGCGGTAGATCCGCAGGCCGGGGAACATCGCACCGCAGAGACCAACGCGCTGTTCCTCGATCAGTGGCGCGTCGAGGACGTTCTCAATGACGTAGAGACTCGTGGGGAATTTCTCCATGATGACTGCTCTTGTGTCAGCGATCAGGTGTTCCAGATCGGAGTAGTCCTCGTTGGGATGCAGATGCCGGAGCGGGGTATATGGCAGACAGGGCGGACTCGCATGAATCAGGATCGGTGTAAAGCCGCGATAGTTTTTGAGATAGCGGAGGGCGTCCATTTGCACAAACTCGAAGGGAAAATTTTTCTGGCGCTTGTGATCGACGCCGATGATGTGCGCTTCGGGGAAGGCGTAGTGGTAGCCCATCGCGGTGCCGCCTGCGCCGCAGTATGCGTCAATAATCAGTTTCACGGCTTGTAGAGGCCGATCACGTGACTCAACTCAGACCAAGCGGGGTCAGTCAGTCGGTAGATGCCCGCGCGCAGCGGATCGAGCACGTCACCATTGTTGAGCAGCACCACACTGTGGGCGTTGCCGGTGGCTGCTTGCGTTACCTGTGCGACATGAACCGGAGCAAACGGCTCGGGTGGCCAGACATCGTTTGGGTTCGTGAGGTATTGGCCATCGGGTTGCTTCTTCGCGTGCCAGGCGACGTAGTCAATCATTTGATAGAAGCCCGCTTGCCGGAAGAACCAGTATTGGTCGACAATGCTGAGGCCGGACGTGACGTAGTCGGGTGGCTCGCTACGGGTAGGTGTGTGCGCGAAGATGGCCTTTGTTTCTTCGTACGTTTGGCCCGTGACCATTGCACAGGTTGCGACGATGCAGCCCCATGGATCTTGCTGAGCGACGTATTGCATGCGCGGAGTATAGCAGTACAACTTTTCAAAACCCTGGCTTTGGCAGTCACCCCTCCGCCCAGTTCTGGGCGCTCTGACTTTTCGAGTGTTGAGCCTGCGGCCGCCTGCGCCCGTCTGCGCGCCAGGGCGCGCCCTCCCCTGCTCCGACCCTCGCGCATGCGCCGGAGGGCGCGAGAGGGCGCGAGAGGGCACCTAGCGGGCACGCTGCGGAGGGCATGCGAGGGCATGCCTGCGCCCTCTAGCCGGCAGTCTGCGCCCGCATGCGCTGCCGGCTGCGCAGGCACGGGACTAGTAC